TCGCCGACGCGAGGTCTATAATCCACTTCGGTGTGCGATTCGAGAACTCGAAGAAGAAACACGCGGGCTCATAAACTTAAAAAGGGGGTCCTACTCCTATTTTAAGTTTACGACAAACACACCTGAACCACGTGATGTGGAAGATGGGGTCGAGGTTTTGAATCATTACCACGTCTATGTATTTAACTTGCCTATGACGTCTACAGAGCACCGCCATATTATTAAAAGGTTTATTGAAGAGAAGAAAAAGATGGAAGGATCCGAGGTTCCTTTCCGCAAAAATTATGATGAAAATGACGAGTGTCGTTTCGAGACGCTCGGGAGCATAGCCCAGTGTCCCAACTTGTGGCCCATGATTCGTCAGCACGTCCTTGGGAATCCCGAGTTTACCCAGGCGATAGAGACGACCCACTGGACCCCTTTCAACCTACGCGAGTAAACTCGCATTTTAATTTCCATCTAAAATTCAGAGATGACCCGCTCAAAGACTGAGTTGGCGATCATCCTTGTCAAGCTTCAGGGTGAGATTACAGACCCAAAGAAGATTGAGAAGGAGGCGGCAAAGCTTGCGAATGAAATGTCCCTTATGAAATTGTGTTATGAAATTCAAAAGGTGGAGGAGGAGCGAGAAGCGTCAGCTTCTGCTCCAGCGACGCAGGTGACGGAAGAGACCCCCAAAGAGTCAGAGGAAGCCCCCGAGGAGCCCGAGCCAGTCGTCGAACTTACGGCGAAGGAAGAGGCTATTGTCGAGGAACTCAAGGCTCCTGAACAATCAACCCCAAAACAAAAACACAAACACATTTTGTCATGGCTTTTGGACTCATCAAGTGAGGACGAGTCTTAGAGACGTGATCACCTTTTAGAACTAAGAATGTCCATAGAACGTTGGCGCGTTCCCCATGGGCCAGGAACCCATGTCCTCATGTCAGGTGGAATTTTGTGTGTACCCCCGGAAGAGACCCAGGACTTCTACCGAGAGTATATAGAAGCGATTAATTTAGGAACAAAATTGTATGTCGTCGAACAAAAGACGGAAAATTTTAAATTTTTTGTCGACTTGGACTACAAGGCCCCCGAAAAGTTGGCAGATGAAGACCTTGTTCAATTTTGTTCTATAATTCACAAGGCTCTTGAAACCTCAAGTCCATGTCTTATTGCACGGGCCAGACCACGATCTATAGGTGAAGGTCTTATCAAGTCTGGTGTTCACATACATTGGCCAAACCTAACCGTGTCTCGGACCCAAGCCATGAATTTAAGAACAAAAATAGTGACGAGTTTGTCGGCCGACTTTCCCTTTGATTGGGACAAGGTGATTGATGCTTCAGTCTACGGTGGGTCTGGTCTTCGAATGTTATGGTCACACAAGAAACCCACAGGTGACCCCTATGTCCCGTGGCGGTCCCTGGACGGACGTGAATTTTCCAAGGTTCCCGATACAGAAACTCTGACACTGTTTGCTATCCGAACAGACGAGGAGGTGGTACAAACGGAGGTTTTGGGAGATTCAGGCCCACTCGAAGACTTTGTGCAAAAGTACATGGAAGGTCAAGCAAGGGCTCATATCAAAAAGGTTCAGAGACATGAACACAATGGCTGGTTTGTTCAGACGGATTCCAAATTTTGTGAAAGAATTCGAACCGAACACAAGTCGAACCACATATGGTTTTCTATACATTCAGGTCGCATTTCACAGAGGTGCCTCGACGAGGACTGTGCCGAGTTCAAAGGCACGGAACATATTCTTCCTCCATCTATAGTAGAGCAACTCAAAGATGTTGCTATTGTGGGTAGTCCTCCTTCTTGCTTTCTTATGGATATTTTTCCCGATGGGTCCAGGGAGTCGTTTCAAAAAGTACGAAGCACTGGTACACCCGTATTCGGGGCTGGATCCAACAAGCTGGCGAAGGTTTCTGGACAATCTCCACACGTTCGAACAGTTGGCTTCGACCCGTTTGGATGATTCAGCCACGGCTCTGTACGAAGCCACAGAGAACATCAAAGACCTCGGGCTTGGGCTCCGTCGGGCCGATGACGCTGATATCCAGGAAAAGCTTGCAGAGATTGCGTTTCAGCTGGGATACGAAGGTGAACTCATTTTGAATCAAAATTCAGTTAATCAAGGACTTTACTTCTTCCCACGTTACTTAAACGAAACGCTCATAGATTATCCAGAATATGCCGACACGCGCGACCCGGGACCCGTCAAGAGCCACGGGCAGTGAATCTGCTGTGCAGATTCACGCGGACCTCACCACCCTCGCTGAAGCTGCTGTCGCCACTGAGTCCTGCGGGACTGGAACGCGGACCCGCTCGGGACGCGTTTCCAAGCCCCCTGTGCGTTACGAGCCAGTTGAGCAGGTCGAGGACGACTACGCCCCCGAGGACTACGACACGGACGAGCCAGACGAATCCTCCGAGGACATCGAGACTGACGAGGACGAGGAGGATGATGAATCTGATGCAGATGAGGATGGAAATTTGGACGGGTTTGTTGTACCAGATAAAAGTGAGAGTGATGTAAGTGACAGTGACGAGGATGGAGAACCTGCCGTTCCTGTCACAAAGCGCCGAGCCGTCGTCAAGAAGCGGCCCACCCCCGCTCGAACCTGAGCAGCGTCGCTCGTGGACTCCTCAGCAAGACTTTGAGGATCCCGTACCCCCGAGACGTTTTGTTCCCGCGTTCGAACCACCGGCGCGTCAACAGAACGTCCTTGAATCCATAAAAGATAATCAAGTTGCTCTTATTTTGATTGGTATTGTTATTGGTGTACTTATTATGAACATGCGACCCATTATCGTGAACCCTATGAAGTAAATCAGAGATCACAGTCGTCGGAACAACAATCTGGAGGACACTTTATCAATATACCGTTATTGATGTATCCGCACACTGTTTTTCCTGGAACGTCCGGAGACGGTAAACACCCACAATTCTGTGAAGGACACGGCCCTTGTGAAACACCAGTTTCTGGACCTGTATAATTGTTTCCGTAAATTGAATACAAAGGTGCTTTTTTGACATAATCATCGTTTCCGACAAAATCACCTATAGGACCTGTACGGTTCGCATACACATCCTCCTGTAATATCCCCACCCAGGGATTTACACGAGTTTGATCGGCTGGTTCCATTTGGCGAAACACGTCAAACTGGGACGCGCCCGTGCCAATATCTGGCGGCGGTGGCTGAGACGCTATTGATACTTGAATACGTTTATATGTCATATAAAGAAGGAATGCAACAGCGATGGACGCCGCTAAAGGAGAGACGTATCCGTGTCCCAAAAGATACAAACTTGAAAAAATAGTCAAGGCTCCAGTAGTTACCACGAGGACAAATTGCCACGTGGGAAGTGCTGTGAAAGGGTCCATCTTTCTTCTATTTATCTAGGTTTTTTACGCCGTTGCTTGGTCTGGAACGTCATCGTCGCCAGTCGGGGCCGGGGCCCCGCTCGGAGTCTGGACAGACTCCTCCTCACCCTCGGGAACAGTCTCAAACTGAACAGCGGGCATCTTGCGTTCCTCCATAATCTTCGCCACCTTTTCGTCAGCCATCTTGACAATCTCAGCCATATCCTTGTCTGGAAACTCCTTCTTCAGATCATCGATAAACTCGGCTGGGTGAGGGATGGGTGGAACGTCTGGCTTGGTATAGTACTTGGAGTTCTCATCGGCTGGGTCAATGTACGGATACGGGCCTTCGATGGGCTTGGCCATCATATCACGCTTACGCTTCTCGAACATTGCAGCCGCCTGGCTCTGATTCGCACGGTACTTGGTCATAATCTCCTCGAGCTTCTCGTTCTGGTAATGCACATCCTCAATTTGCTCGCGGTCTGGAGGAATCAAAAGCCACTTGTACATATCCACAACGTAAATATCAACAAGGGCATCCTCCTTCTGAAGGCGCTTGGCGTGAGACGCCGCCTCGTCACGGGTCGCAAAACAACCGCGAATCTTCATCCCCAGCTTCTCATTCTTTTGTGGCTGGTCGGGACCGACAAACGAGATGCACGCAAACAGCTGGCCAGGAACAGTCAAGTAATCTTGCTCGAGAGACCCCATATAAAAGAGACGAGCACTTATTTTTTAAGCTAAATGGCGCAAACAAGTGAGCACATGCGGAAAATGCACAACGATGCAAAACGCCAACTGATTCAGAGATGGGTCTTGCCTGGGACCAAGGTGTTGGACTGTGGGTGCGGTCGTGGGGGCGATTGGCACAAGTGGAAGGCTGCTCGGGTCCACGTGTTTGCCATTGACCCAGACGCCGAGTCTTTGAAAGAGGCGGAACAACGGGCTCATGATATCCCTTTTGGCGTGTGGTTTCTCGGTCAAGGGAGCATCATTCAAGCGGCTTTTGCTGGTCCGTACGACGTCATCTGCTACAACTTTTCACTTCAGTACATCTGTGAAGACCCCGTGACGTACCGAACATCCCTCAAGGCGATTGCGTGTTCCCTGAACCCAAACGGTCTACTTATGGGTGTCGTCCCCGAAAAGGCTCGGGCCGAGGCGCTCGTAGACCAGTACGGACACTTCAAGGACCCCCTGGGGAACGAGTTTGCTCTGCTCCAAGGTGGTCGGCGCTTGAACGTCCGTCTGGTCGATGGGCCGTTCTATGCAGACGGGGGACGGGAAGAGCCCGTACTGGACGCCACAGTCTTGGTCAAGGACCTGACGGACCTCGGGCTCGACCTCGTCATGTGGGAACCTATGCTTCGAGAGCCAACAGGTCTCATCTCCGATTTGTACTCAAAATTTGTCTTTCGTAAGAGTAGGTGAAAGATGATTTGGCCAATCATTACAGGTGTCTTGTTTGTTTTATTACTTTTGGTCTTTTGGATCCATCAGGAACCTCCTATGTTGACTGAACTCAAACGAAGATACTGGGCGACGTTGGATATGCTCCGTCAGACAGGGGACCCTATGTGGTCTGGAGTTCTGAAGCCTTCGATCATAACGGGTATGAAAGGGTGGGACAAGTCCAAGGGTCCTATAGGTTCAAACGTGAACAAGGGGTACGAAATTTACATCTGTCTGGATGGAGACGATGTAAACTCGGCAATGTTTGTACTCATTCACGAGTTGGCACACATGTCTGTACCCGAGTACGATCACACGACGCATTTTTGGAAGAATTTTGAGGCGCTCAAAAAGCTTTGCGTTGATAACGGGTTGTACACACTGGGCGGGGAACGCAAGTATTGTGGGGACGTGGTGAAAGATGGAGGGAGTTCCGAAGGAACTCCCCGCTTTTGACTCTTAGGGCTCTGAGGCGCTTGCGCGCCTCAGTTTTTGTCCACAACATACTTCTTGATAATGTAAAACACGAGGGCGGCAATAAAAGCCGTCACGGCCAAGCCTGTGAGCGACACGTCACCAGACTCGCCCACAAACTTGGGCACCATTGTGCGAAGACGATTCTGAACTGGCTTGGAAAAGGCGACCACGGACGCGATACCCGCCAAAGCCGCCTGGAACTGCTCATCCGTGAGACCGAAAGGGTTTCCAGACGCTTTTTTGGAGGTTGGAGAAGGCGTGCGAGCGGCAGACGGTGCCTGTGGCTGTGGAGGGGCGTATGGCCCCCCTCCCTGTATATCGTTTTGCATCAACTCCTCAATTGGAGTAGAAAAGTCAGCCATTTGAGATTCGTCAATCTTTTTTTCTGGCTGATAATTCTTCAATAGTCCTGTTGGCACAGTTTTCTGAGAGGCTTCAGGGTCACGAGCAAGAGCCTGACGTGCAATCTCTTCGTTCAAAGGCATTTCTGGGATATCGGAAATGAGAGTACTTACGTTTGGGTCATATGTGAGCATCTGAGCCATCTGAATTTTAGAAGGAAATTAAGAAGAGTCGTCAAGCGCGCTTGACTACATTGACGGACCCACCTCGTCTCTTGACGGCGGGTTCGGGCTGAGCGGGCCTTTGTGCGGCACGTGCACTGTAATGCCTCTGATGATACTGCCAAAATGACGGAGAACCTACATGAAAGTTTCTTCTGATGGGAGCCTTGTACCAAAAGACGCAGTCTGTGATTCGGTTCGACTTGGATGTATTGTCCAAGACCAAACACTCGTAGTTTTCGGTACACGCATCCATCACCTGACAAAACTGATCAAAGTTTGGGAAGACCCCAAAGAATGCCTTGTAAAGATTCTCGCGGTTCTGACGGACGTTGTCCCGAAGCGCAAACACATAGTCCACGTTGGTTCGGATCATAGGGGTCATGTCCATACAGTACTGGGTTGTCATCATAAAGAATATCTTCCAGTGACGCCCATTCATAAAGAGCTGACGGATGGCCGTATCGCGCATAAAGGCGCGGTCATACATACAGTCATCCATAAGGACAAAAACGGGGCTACACTTTCCCACGGCCAAGAGTTTCTTTTGGCGCTCGATAATCTTTTCAAGGGCGTCTCGGTTATAGTCTCCAAAGACAAAGAGGTCGGGAATAAACTGTTTATAGTACCCGTTTCCCTCTTCAGTTCCTGACATGGCTATACCAGCTGGTAAATGTTTCTTGTGCCACAAAATGTCCGTGACGAGCGTTGACTTGCCCGTGCCACGTTTCCCTATAAAAACACAGACCTTGTCATCACCCATTTTGGACGGGTCGAACTTTCGGAGCGCCAAAGACATTCTCCTTCCTACAATTTTGAAACAAAATAGGAGGTGTCCTGAAGCGCAGCGTCTTAAAGTTTCATGACGCTTTTATACTAAATGAAAACTGGTCAGGGTGACATGGACACGGCCCAAATTGAAAGTGCAGCCATGGACCTTTTTTTGCCCGTCATGGAATCTGCAACGGTCCTGGCGGCACACTATACCAAGGCGTGTGGCCGAACCTGTATAACAGCCCAGGACATGAGTTACGGTCTCATGTACGCGGCCCGAAACGTGACGGGCAAACATATAGGGTCCCTGTACCCCGAGGTCTATGAGGACTCGGACGACGAAGAGGAGTCCGAGTCGCACTGCGACTCGTCCGATTCCGACTCGGACGAGTCCGAAGAGGTCTGGACCCGCTACGAAGGATCTGGGGACGATATGGCTCTAAAAATGAATGAGTGTGCCGACACATGGAGTCAGTGGTCTCCTACAAACCCAACAGAACGTGCGTTGAAAAACGCCGTGGACAAAAATTCATTTTTTGGTAGGGAAGAATGAAGTATTGGGTTGTGGATGACGATGAAGACGAAGAATCAGAAGAAATCAGGTACTCGAACATACTTCAGGAAGAGGACTTTGAAGAGGACCCGCCAGAAGGCTTCGAGGGACTTCAGACGGGTTCGAACCTTATAGAGGAAGAAGAGTATACAGGCCCAGTTCCCTGGGATCCTTCGGACATATTTTTTGTGTACATATAATACAAATGGCATCAACTGTTATGGGTCTTGCAACGACCGTTGAGGGTCAGGGCCTGAACTCCCTGATTGGAGGCTTTTCCTTTGCGTCTGCCCTGGCCTGGTTCGCTGTCGTCCAGGCTATCGTTCAGAAGTACGTCAAGTCTGGCCCAGGTGTTCAGGCGCACCTGATTGCGGCCCTCCTGACCACTCTCCTGTCCATCATCGTGTTTATGATTATCAAGGCACTGGCGAAGAACGTCACCATCAGCCAGCCTTCTCAGCCCATCTTTGCCGTAACTGGTGCTTGAACCCCAGGGCCTCTGAGTCCAGGGGCGACCTGAACAGGTCGTCCCCCGAACGTCTTATAAGCGACAAAAGCACCAAGTAAAACTAAAATTATGATCCACCAGTGAAAACGCCTCTTTGGCTCGGGTGGTGGAGGCGGCATAACTTTCATCGCCTCCACGATTCGTTTAATTTCAATCTGTTCAAGCGGTTCGGGTGGAGGGAGCGTCGGTCGCGGGTCCGGGTGCAGGTACACACGCAAGACAAAGGCGTTTGTGTTCCAGCCCCGAAAGTTCAAGAGGTTCCCATCACGGTCTATCCACCGAACCGTCAGACGCTGTAAAGAGTTGATGGGTTCAGGATAGTCAACACTGATTCGATAATCCTTATTTTCATGAAAATTCTTAATACAGGCTGACCCCACATCCATGATGATGGGTGCAAAGGCCCTGTTTGCATTTGATCCTGAAATTGTTCCAGTCGTTCCCTGTATGGCTCCAGTGTCTACATGAAACGGCGTTTTCAATTCATCCACATCAAGAAACACGTAATCGTTCAGGGAAAAGTCCACAAGGGTCGAACTCCGTAGAATGTACAGGCCAGAGTATGTTGGGTCTGTATCGGTTGCGAGAGTCGACGTGAGGTCCGTATCGGTCACCATACCAAGCATCAAGGCCAATTCACTTGAGTTAATTACTATTGAAAATGAAGATGGGTTTGTGAACAGGTAGTGGCCCTCCGAGACCAGGTAGTTCAGGGCGGGAACGTTTGACGTGGCAGCCGTCACGGCGGCCGCCAGAGTATATGCCGAGTAGAACCCTGTGTTCAGGCTGATGTTACTCGTACCATTCAAAGTGAAAACGTTTGACCCGTTAGTCAGGTTATACATTGTATTGGGAACTCGAGCCGAGACCAGTTCGACCCGATCCACGTTACG